TTTAAAGGCGGACTCCAAGTTGCTAACGCTGTAGATAATCCTAAAGATCGTATCAATCCTTACACAGGACAACCTTATGCGGTAACTGCAGGAGTTAGTTTATTAGATATTTTAGAAAGAAGAAACTTATTAAACACTACACCGCGTATGCCTTTTGGAGTTGGTTCTCTTGTTTCTTCACTATTAAAACCTAAACAAAATGATTTTTTAGTAGGACAAATAGATAAAGCTGTGTCTAAGTTTGACGATATGTTAAAAGAAAAAAACTGGTCTGTAGGAGATGTAAAGGCTAATACAAAATTTAAATTAAAAACTAATGAAGTAGTTGAAGAAGGTCAGCTTATAGATGCAAGAAGAAATTTAAATAGTAGGTCTAAAGATAAAACTTCTAAAGTAATGGAACATCCTATTGAGGCAGCTAGACCTAAAATAAATACAATACACAAGTCTGGCGGTAAAAATAGATTTGGTCAAGGAAAAGCAGCAACTTATGATACTGCTGTAGTTACACAGGGCAATAACGAATTAGGTGTTGATCAAGTTCTTAGACATGAGATAGCTACAGAAGCAATTAGCAAAACACCGATGGCTGCAGTTAGAGGAAAGTATACAAGTAAGATTTTAACTCCAGAAGATTTAAAAGCAGATGATCTTAGAGAAATTTTAAAAAGAGCTTCTACTGTTTTTGGATTTAATCCTAAAATGTTTAACACCTTTGTAGATTTTGAAAGTGGTTTAGCTATTAAATCTTTTAATGGTATTGCAGTAACTTTAGATACACAAGTATTTGCAATATTAAAAAACCCTACAAAATTTAAAGATGTTGTAATAGATGATAAAATGGTTAGATTGTATGACGATATAGAATACTATACTCCAGAAACAATTCCTAAATATCAAGATGCTTTTAATTCTCTTAGTAAAACACAACAACAAACGCATACTAAAACATTACAAAATGCTAAAGTAGCGTTAGATGATGCAGGTCTTTTTAGAACTGGTAAGACAGTTCCTACAGATATTTTAAATAAATTTAAAGATTCATTATTTAAAGAAGGGGATTTAAAAACACCTTTTAAAAAAGTAACTCCAGAAAACTATAACTCTCTTTTTGGAGGTTTCCAAACTGATGCAACTTTACTTGCTTATCCAAAATACGCTGCATTAAAAGGTAAAAAAATAAATATAGTTGATATGACACCTGATGAATATATAAAAGAATCAGCAAAACTTTTTAACATTTCACCTAAAATATTAGAAAAAAATAGAATAGAAAATACTGCTGGGTTTGGTGGTCAAGAACTTATTGATAAGCTAAAAAACTCTATGAAACAAATAATGGAAGGTAAAAAATTAAAACTTGGTAACGATGAGTATGATAGTTTTGCTCCTGTTGCATTATATGCTAACAAACAACAAGAAGGTTTACATAGAGCAATAGCAGCAAAACAATTAGGTATTAAAAAAATACCTGTTATTGTTGAAAAAAATATAAAAAGAGTAGATCAAGGTGCAGGTTATAATTATTTTAAAGAAGCGGATAGAGTTGAGTATAACAAAGGTAATTTAGTAAATAGATTACAACAAAGGAATATGTATGGATAAAGCAAAACTAATTGAAGAACTTAAACGTGACGAAGGTGTAGAACTACGACCTTACAAATGCTCGGCAGGATTTTTAACGCTAGGTGTGGGTAGAAATATTGAAGAGCGTGGTATCACTATGGATGAGTCTGACTATCTTCTTGCCAACGATATAACAATTTGTGAAGAAGAAGCAACTAGAGTATTCAAGTGGTTTGCAGATCTAACAGACGTTAGACAACGTGCAATTATTAATATGATCTTTAATCTAGGTTTGACAAAGTTACTAAACTTTAAAAAATTTCTAGCTGCTATGGAAGCAGGTGACTATACAACCGCAGGCAAAGAGATGCTTGATAGTCGTTGGGCTAGACAAGTAGGTAACAGATCAGACAGACTGGAGCAGATGATTGTTAACGGATGATATATTTATTATGTATCTAGAAGATGATCTTGATAGAGCTTATCGGATAGACTGTAAGATGAGAACTAAACAAGACTTAGCATGGATTAAACGTGACAAGTTTAGAAAAGTTTATGAAGAAATGTTAAACGCACACTTGAAAAGTATGCCTGACATGCCATTAGAAATAGCGATGCAATCGGTAGAAGATATTTTAGCTAACGAAAGTATACGCTTTAACAACGAGGAAAAAAATGAAATTGAATCTACTTAAAAATGTAAAGAACATTATAGGTGCAGTAGCTCCTACGATAGGAACAGCACTAGGCGGTCCAATGGGATCAATGGCAGCTAATATGGTTGCTGATGCTCTTGGTTGTGAACCAACACCTAAGAAAATAGAAGCAGCAGTACAAGCTGCGACACCTGAACAACTTGCAGAACTTAAAAAGATTGATAAAGATTTTGAAGTTAGAATGAAGGAACTAGATGTTGATCTATACGCACTAGAAACTGCTGACATTCAAGATGCGCGAGGAAAATTTTCTAAAGACTGGACATCTCGTATCATGGGTTTAACTGTAGTTGGTGGATTTATGGGTTACATTTTCTTAATCACTGTCCAGCCTCCAGAGCAGAACAGCGAAGCGTTAATTAACTTAGTTTTAGGTTATCTTGGAGGACTTGCAAGTGCCATTATATCTTTTTACTTTGGAGCTTCTAATACTACTAAGGACAAAGACTAATGAATAACATATGCCACACCAGATTATATAAAGGTTTAGAAGCTATGTACAAAGGTGAGATAGCTAAAGCTGAAGCTAACATTGACGTATACTTTAACAATAGTGTAGGTGTTGGAGAACATCCTGATATTATAGAAGCTATAGATCAACAGATAGACAAGCTTGCACAAGCCAAAGATAAACTTAACGCACTAAAGGATTTAGATTTATGAGGAAAGGTGGATTTAGAAATCAAGCTAGGAAACAAGAGACTAGAAACAGAACCAAATTTAACTTTAGAAAACAACAAATAAAACTAAAAGAGCAAATGGATTATTATGGCAGTCAAGAAGAAAAAGAAATCAACCGTAAACAAAGCAGGTAATTATACTAAACCTACTATGCGTAAGAATCTTTTTAACAGGATTAAAACAGGTAGTAAAGGTGGAAAAGCAGGTCAATGGAGTGCTAGAAAAGCGCAGATGTTAGCTAAACAATATAAAGCAAAAGGTGGAGGATACAAATGAAAGACAGAAAAAAAATGATGGGTGGCGGAATGTATGATTCTAAACGCAAGAAGATGATGGGCGGTGGAATGTATGACCGTAAAAAAATGATGGGCGGTGGTATGTATGATCGTAAAAAAATGATGGACGGTGGAATTGTTAAGTTTAATTCTGTACAAGATATGGAGAAAATGTAATGGCTAAAGGAGTTAAACATTACTTTAGAGACGGTACTGAGTTTAAAGGTAACACACATAAAATGCCTAACGGTGAGCTTCATTCTAATAAAACTCATACTAAAACAAGTAAAAAACTTGTTCACTTTAACAAGCTAAGTAAAGCTGCAAAGAAAAAAGCAAGAGGTAAGTAGTGGCACTTAAAAAGTCTCAAAAGTCTTTAAAGAAGTGGACAAAGCAAAAGTGGCGCACCGCTAGTGGCAAGAAATCTTCTGAAACTGGTGAAGTCTATGCTCCGTCTGCAAAGATTAAAAAGTTAAAGTCTACTGCAGCAGGTAGAAAGAAACTTGCAGCAGCTAATAAAAAGAAACGTGAAGCTACCAAGAAAGGTAAGCAACATGCTCGGCACGGTCTTCATAAAAAGAAAACAACAAAGAGGAAAAAGAAATAATGGCTAAGAAAAAAGATTCAAGACTTGCGAGAGCAGGTGTCTCAGGATTTAACAAGCCTAAACGCACACCTAGTCATCCTAAAAAATCTCATATTGTTGTAGCTAAAGAAGGCGATAAGATTAAAACAATACGCTTTGGACAGAAAGGAGCTAAGACCGCAGGTAAACCTAAAGCAGGTGAGTCAAGACGTATGAAGATGAAACGTAAATCTTTTAAAGCTAGACACGGTAAGAATATTAAGAAAGGTAAAATGTCTGCAGCTTATTGGGCTAATAAAGTTAAGTGGTAAAGTAAATGCAAGAAGCTATTGATTTTATTAATCAGGTAGGATTCCCGATTGCTAGTGCGCTAGGATTGGGTTTCTTTATTTGGAAACTTATAAATAAAATTATTGATGGTATGGAAAAGAAGATAGATGTTGTTGATGAAAAGGTAGATGCTAGTCTTAATGCTATGGAAGAAAGGCTCAGTACTAAATTAGATTCTCAATATGGAATTATCGTAGCGTTAATTGATCGTGTAAGATCTCTTGATAATCAAACTGTAAGACAAGATGTACTTCTTAAAACTTTGTTAGGTATTCCTAACTTAATTGAAATTGATAAAGTGAGTAAAGCAGACCGTGAAGATCAACGCAAAGATTAAAATTAATATGTTAGCTTTTTTTATGTGGCAAGGAGATCTCTTTGCTAACGAATTAATCTACAGTTTTAAAAGTCCTAGCTTCTCAGGAATAAATACATCAAGTCATTACCTTACTATTGAGAACCAAGAAGCTACTCGAAAAGCTACAATTAAAGAAGAGATCAAAGCTTACACAGATCAGTTAGCTAGAGAAGCAGACAACACAACGCTTGCTAGATTTATAAGAAACTTAGAAAGTCGTATCTATGCACAGCTATCACGACAGATGGTGGAGTCTTTGTTCGGAGAGACACCACAGAAAGAAGGCAAATTAACTTTAGAGGGAAATACGATTGAATACGTTGTTGAAGCAGATACGATCACGCTTACAGTTACAGACGAAACAGGTGGTACAACTAATATTACTGTGCCTATCGGTGACTTTACTTTCTAGTTGTGCCTCACGTAATATATTAGAAGGCAGTGGTATACCTAATGTAGTAATTAAAAGTTCTTCTATAATGGATTTACAATCCCAAGAACTAAAAAACATACCTGCTGCAAAACGTAAGCCTGTCATAGCTATCTATCCTAATAGCTTTAGAGATCAAACAGGACAGCGCAAAAGCAACGGACAGTTTGCTTTATTTAGTACAGCAATTACTCAAGCTCCTGAAGCATTTCTTATCAGGGCTTTAAAACACGCAGCAGATGGCAAGTTTTTCCAAGTTGCAGAACGTGTAGGACTTGACAGCTTGACAAAAGAACGTCAGCTTATAAGATCTACAAGAGATTCATTTGACGAAGACAGCACGGTAAAACCGTTATTACTGGCAGGATTGATAATACAAGGAGGTGTACTAAGCTATGATGCTAATGTTTATTCTGGAGGAACAGGAGCAAGAGCGTTAGGTTTAGGATCTGCAAAACAATATAGAGAAGACTTGATTACTATTTCATTACGTCTTGTGTCTGTATCGACAGGCGAAGTATTGATTGAAACATTGGTAACTAAGAGTGTGTTATCGGCAAGTCTTTCACAGGATATATTTAGATTTATATCTGAAGGAACAAAATTGATTGAAGCAGAAGGAGGTATTGCAGCAAACGAAAGTAGTGCTATAGCTCTGCAGAAAGCAATAGAGGCAGGTGTATTAGAAATAATAAAAGTAGGAATTACTAGGGGGTATTGGAAATATGAATAAATTAATTAGCTTGTTGGTGTTAGTATCGTTTAGCACTTTAGCTTCAGACAACGAGATCTTTGTAGATCAAGTAGGAGCCACAGCTAACATAGATCTTGAACAGTTAGGTAGTGGTAACATTATAGGTGGCTTATTAGCAGCAGCAGGATCAATGACTGCATTAGATCTTGATGGAACTTCAATGACACTAGATATAAATCAGATAGGAAATACTAACAAGTTTCTAGGAGATATGTACGCAGATACATACACTGGTTACTTTAACTTTGACGGTGATACCAACACGTTCACATCTAAGATGGACCCGACCAATGCGTTTGGTGCAGATGGTTCAAACGTTAATGTCCAAGTGACAGGTAGTACCAACACCTTTACACTTGATCTAGCTACTGCAGCTTTGGCAAGTGGTGCAGATATAGATTGGACTGTACAGGGTTCTAGTAATACTATTAACGCTGACATTGATGTAGATTCAGCGACTAACTATATGAGTATAGATGGTAACAGTAACACAGTAAACTATGATGGAGATGGTTATGCGCAGGGGTATTTTCACCTTACACACACAGGAAGCTCAAGAGCCTTTGATGTGGATCAACAAAGCACACAAGATAATGACTGGCTTAAAGTTACTTCTACTGGTTCTAACGGTACAGTTTGCATTAACCAAGACGATCAAGGCACAAGCGTTGGATGTTGATATTGGAAGCATTACACAGTTAAACGGAAACACCAGAGTAGTACGAGATAAACCATATGAGAGCGAGATTGATTTCTCGCTTAACTCTATGGATAAACTAGAAACTGCGCAAGGCAGAATGGGTGTTACGTTTAGAGATGATACAACGATACGTCTAACAGAACACAGCAACGTAATCATAGATAAGTTTGTGTTCGATCCTGATCCAGCTAAATCTACAATGGCTTTATCGTTTGTTAAAGGTACTGGTAGGTTCATAAGTTCTAAAACTAAAAGACGTATACCTAAAGATAACATTAGTATTAAAACCAATGCAGCCACCATTGGGATTCGTGGCACAGATTTCACGCTAACAGTTAAAGAAACTGGAGAAACTTTAGTAATCCTGCTTCCTGATGAGTTTGGTAACTCTAGCGGTGAGATAACTGTAGACACAGCACTAGGACAGGTAGTCCTTACCAAAGCCTATGAAGCTACTACAGTATACAACTTTGAAACTGCACCAACTCCTTCAGTTATACTAGACCTAACACTAGATATGATTGACAATATGCTCATTGTAAATCCTCCAGAAACTAAAGAGATTCAAACAGACGAGTCAGTTGCTGCTGTAGATAATCTATTAGACGTAGACTTCTTAGAGTTTGACGAGCTAGAACAGGATGATTTAGCTGAAGATGATTTAGAATATACAGAGCTAGACATAGACTACCTAGCAGGTAACTTCCTTGAAGATCTACTTGATGTCATACAAGAAGTTGACGAGCTAGGCAAAGCAAACAAAGCTCTGTCTGCAGATGGAGTAAAAGGTACTGCAGTAGGCTACGATGGTGACACCCAGATTAGTACCTTTGTTACTGACACAAACTTAAAGTTCTTAAGATCTATAGAAGATACACTAGAGATGAACGTATCTAAAGATGGTTCATACAGTATAACTATTGAACAAGAAGGTAAAGTAAACAGAGTTACTACTAACGGAGGCAGCTCCTCTGTAATTAATATTAAACAAGGAAGTTAACCTTTACATTTCTTGCAAAGCTTGCAATTCTGATTGAAGATAATCGTGCATGTTATGTAGTTTGTCTTTACTTTTGTTTATAACATTACGCACGATCCAAGCTTCGTCAACATGAAATAACTTATCAATATGTTTTTCAGGTAATACAGACATCTCTGTTATTAGCTGATTGTCACGATTAAGAAGTACTTTAAAACTTATTAAGTTTGCTTCAGTTTTCTTTTCCATATTAAATAATCTCACAAGTACCTGCGCTACACGCAAGCTCTTTAGTGTTCTCAGTGTTATCTTCTGTTTCGTACTCTGTTATCTTAGACCAATCTACTACGTCTGTCGTTTTCTTTAACCACTTACGATACTCGTTATAAGTAATCTCTTGATAAGGAGCTTGCTTGTATGAGTGATCTGAGTATGGTAAGAACGAGATACCTGATACATCATCAAAGTTTTTATATACCCAAGCACCTACATCTAACCATTCGTTCTCTTTAACTGAGATAGTAACAGATGGTTTATGCTCACACCAGTTATCCTGATACTTTTTCCAAAGGTCTAAGTGTTGTATAGCTGTGAAGTCCTTCCTTGTGAGAGAGCCTTTAGGACTCTTCATGGGAAAGTAAAACACATAGGTATGCTCTGGCTTAGTAAGATCATCTTCGTGATATACACCTGCGTCTACCATTAGTTTAGCTAACGGATCTTTCTTATCTGCTCTGACAGTACGTAGGTAGTATGGGCTATGTCTAGTGTGAATACCTGAAGCACTATCGACCAGTTGACTAACTGTTCCACTAGGTTTCACACAGGTTATTGCTGCGGAGTGGGGAATACCTAGCTTCTTAGCCCATAACTTATTAACAGACACTGAATAGTTTTTAAGATATTCTAAATCTATATTATTTCCAGTTACCATATCGTTATTGTCCATGATACCTGTAAGTGATACTCCAAGTAACGATTCTTCTTCTGTATTTTGTTTCCATTTACTTGTCAAGTATCTAAAGTTTGTTAAGGTAGCTTGAAACGTACCAAGTATGGTAGCAAGTTCTACTTTATCTTTAAGAGTAGCTGTTGTATCTTCAGGTCTAACCACAACCTCAGTAAGATTACAGAACTGTTTGTTACGTAGAATAATCTCACTACAAGGATTACAACCAAAATGTTCATAATCTTCTCGTCTACCGTTCTTAGCTGCCTGTTTTTCTGCAGCTTGACGATTAAACATACCACGTTCACCACTTTTAGACTCATACAAAGACAACCACTCACGCATAAACGCACCAGTTTCTGCTGCATCTGTGTATGCTACTGAGTTATTAGATAACGCTCTCTGCTGATTGTCTTCCCACCAAGCACCTGACTTGGCATTGCGCATACGATTGTCTGAGAGGTTGCTGAGAGAGATTAAAGCACTTCGCCTTACTCCCCCTACGACTACGACTTCTGCGACCTTACACATCAAATCATGGCAGTCTATGGACACAAGCTTACGCTGTCCTTTTGCAATAGCATCACGGAATATGTTGATAGTAAAATTAAATAACTCTTCAAGTGGAGCAGGACCACTAGCACGACCACCAAATGTTTTAAGCCTAGCACCATAAGGTCTGATGTTAGACACATCCCATGTGGGAATCTGCCCTGCGTATAGTAACGAGAGTAGTTCTTTGTAGGATTTTGCCCACCCAATCTTAGAATCAGCTACCTTAATAACTGTATCTGTATTAAATAGTTCTTCAGGTAGATCAGGAAGTTGATTAACATACTGACGCTCTACACTAAAGCCAACACCTGTGCCACACATGAGTATGTATAGCGTTTCATCAAAGGCTCTGACGTTATCGACAGCTACATAGCTACAGTTAAAACCTGCAACGTTATCTTGCTCTAATGCTTTACCTGCTGACATCAATGCTCGCATACTTGGCATAACATCTAAGTTAAGCACAGCTTCTTCTAAATATTTTCTAGTTCCGTTCCACGTAACAATGTCTAAGTTATGTTTCTGAGTTAAAAGATTTTCAAAGAAATCAAAATATCTAGAAACAGTTTCACTCCATGTTTCTCTACGTTGATGTTCTTCGTTCCATCTTGCATATCTACTAAGATGTATAAATTGTTGATAGTTTGTGGGTAACTCTGCGTTGTTTGTTTGTGTCATGTTATATCTCTTGTAAAATGTTTAGTGTTAAATATAAAAAAGAAGTAAAGCTTATCAAAAGAAAAACAACAGGCATAAGTGCATCCCATAGTTGTACTTCTACTTCTAGTGTTCCATCAATTCCTGCTCGTAGCATTTGTAAAAATAAAAACCCTAAACAAATACTCGCTTGTAATATTCCTAGCAAAGCTAACACCCCTGCTACTGCACTGTTGTTACTAAATAAAAAGTAACAGCCAACTGACATACCTATAAAAGGTATCATGTAAAGTAATCTGCTAATCATGTGTTTTATCCTCTGTCCATAAGTGTATAGCTATAATAGCGTAGTGTATAATCTTTAACAAGTCACCTTGATTTTTATATTCTCCAGTAACAGAGTCAGGTTTCTTACCATACCTTATAGCATATTTTATAATGTTACCCATGCAGAAACCATCTCCGTGTCCTGCATCTATAACCATCTCTGTTGCTTGCTGTTTGCCAGAAGCATAGTGTTGTTCGTATGTTTTATCTATGTATCTTTTTATTTGTTCTATTGTATTGTGTTCGTTGAATTTATAATCAATCATTACTTCCACTCCTTCGGTAAGGTATCTTCAGTATACCATTTAAAATTATTTGCTTCAGCCCATTCAGCATGTGTTCGTTTTGTTCCGTCTTTTCTTTTCTTGGCAGCAGGCATCGGAGCGTATGGTTTTTGAAATAAAAATATAAGTTCCATTGTATCAGGTAAAGACTTTCTGATCCAGATGTACTTACTATATTCTGCGTGATCCCAGAACCTACCCTTTGCTTCTATAATAATTTTATCTTTTTCAAAGTCAGGTTCGTAAGTATGCTCTACTACATAAGGTACTTTGTTAGTGTGATGACTCCAGTTATTTAATATACCTTTATGCAATTCGTACTCCCACTTACTATCGTATCCTTTCGGTACGTTCTTTTCTCTTGGTCTAACTTTTCTAGGTTTTCTTTTAGCCATTAGATAACCCAATGACCAGTACTAGATTTTACATTCTGTTCGTTTAGTAACTCGTATAAAGTTGCATCAGGGTTACGTTTTAATTTTTTATAAAACCAACGTAAAGAATAAGCACTTAATAAAAACTTACGATTAGCATAGATGTGTGTTTCAGCAGGCATAAACTCGTGTATGTTTCCTGTATGTATCTTAGTAAGATCTTCTCCTTCAGGAACAACAGAACGTAACCATTCTACTAATAGTTCTTTACTACGTTTTCTTAGTGCTTTTGCTTTTCTTCCGTTCATTTAGTAACTTCCAATACTCTAGGTTCTTTTACTACTCTAGTTAAATAAGAATATCTATCTGCATATTTGAACACTCGTAATCCTTTGCCTTCGTTAGCATCTGCATGACATTCAAACTTATGTCTACACCAAGTACATCCTTTACCTATCTTCATGTTACCTGCTGCTCCATCTGGTACAGGATTATAACATAAATCAGGTGGTGTGTCTACCTTTATAAGTTTTTTAACTGTTTTTATTTTGTTTTTTATGTCAGGTTTATCGAAAGAATCAGGTCTATATAATGCTATTTCACCTGACTCTTTGTTCATGGCTAAGAAACCACCCTTGTTTGTACCCATAGCAGCCTCGTAGCCTGCCAACTGAGGGAGATAACCGAATATATCATCTTCGGCTAGGGTTTTATTATAAAACTTCTTAAACGCGAAACTAGAGGCTGTCTTAATATCCACTACTTCACCATCAATAACGCAGTCCATGTGTCCTTTAATACCAGATACAGAAACTTCTTTTTGTTCATCGGTAACTTTATGTCCTGCTATCTTAACTAACAACAGAAGTACCTCTTCAAGTAGATGTCCGTATAGAAATTTAATAAAGACAGAGGGTTTAATTCTTTCAGTTGTCTTACTTTCTGAACGCATATCATACCATAGCTGACGCATAGGTTTACCAATGTTAGACATACGTAACGTACCACTATCTCTTGGTCTAGGGTTAGCCCAATGAGAAAGAACTTCTTTCATTGACTCACCGAAAGCATCAATAGTTTTATCGTCTATGTTTAGTGACTCACCATCTGATAGTACAGATAGCTTGTCGTATATATCTTCTACTAACGTATCTAGTTTTTTCATATTGACTGTATGATTTCTTTAGCTTCTGATATAGAAACTTTAAACCATTCTCCATTGTTATCTTTACAAATATTTTTTATTTTCTTATGTGCTTGTTGTTCAGCACTTCGTCTATCGTCAAAGTATTTCTTAAACCTTAATTTATAATCTCTAAAAGGACTAGAGGTTTGATACTGTTTACATCTATCCTCTGCATCAATAGCCATACCAACTTTAATCCAACCTTTCCAACAAGGATTAGTTATAACATATACATAACCTTCACTAGATTTTTCATAGCCAGATAAAGATGAGAAAGCTGCACCTTCAAAAGTCTTATATCTTCCTGCTTTATATAATGGATGTTTTTGAGAAACATATTTACCATTAACATACATTCTTTTTAAGTTTGTTTTGCTGCTCCACTCTTTGTGTAATTTTAAATGACACTTTTTACAATTATAATTACTTGTTTTATATGCGTAATCGGTAAAATTAGTTCCTAATACTAGTTCAACACCACAAAACTTACAATCTTTATTAGTGTGTTTCACTTAACAGCTCCTCTATTTTAAAACAATATTTTTTAAACTTTTCTATAGGTATTAAACAAGCTACCTTAGATGAAGTATCTCCTTGACCAGTTAAGGTTCGTGAAGATATGTTATTAATAGTTATACATTCAACTATTTTTATTGGTGTAGTCCATAATATTTCTTTTCCTGTAAAGATAACCCAATAGTCTGCTTTAGTTGTTAGCAACGCTGAAGGTTTACCAAACATCATAAGCTCTATAAGGATATTACCTGTTTCACAACTTCTATAATCTCCTTTTATTTCTAACTTTTTATTTGTTTCAGGAACGAATAAATCATAATCTTTAAACTTACCTTCTATTAAAACAGAACAAGGATATTTTTTTCTACATGTAGCAAGTATTTTTTCTTCTATAATTCTACCACGTTTTAAATCTTTTTTAAAATTTAGTGTTGAGTTAGTGTGTTTCACTCCAGTTCCCTCCATATTGATATTCACCATCTAAAGGACAGTTCATATTAAAAACTTGTCCTGCTTCTATAATAGATCTAACACCCATCGCACCTATTAGTTCTGCTGTTTGTTTAGGTACTTCCATTTGCCACTCGTCATGGATGTTAGCAACAAACTTATACTTTAGGTTTGCTTCACGTAAATGCTTGTCAAATATAACAAGTGCTTGCTTCATAACTATCGCACCTGCTCCTTGTAATAAAGTATTTAAAGCTGAGTGTGCGTTACGTATAAATAATTTTCTACCATCTAATCCTTTGACGAAGCCTCTTGCTGCTGCTCTCGTAACTCTATCTCTAAGAGTTTTAAATGATGGTTTATTATCAAAGAACAGTTGTCTAGACTTTCTACCAGTTGATTTATTTCCACCAACCACGCTTCCAAGCTTCTCATCTCCTGCTCCGTACATAAGCGCATAGATGAATGTCTTTGCCTGATCTCTTGATTTAAGTCCTGCAAGCTTTTGATTAGCGGTATGTATGTCTCCGTTAAGTATTTCATTTGTAAATTCCTCGTCTTTCATATAGTGAGATAACATTCTTAGTTCTAAACCTGACGCATCAATACCTAGTAAGACATTACCTTCGTCTACTGTCCAACATGCACGACACTCCTTGCCATAAGGCTGACGTAAGCTAGGAATCTGCGCTGTGTTTGGACTACGATGTGTCATGCGACCTGTGATAGCACCGTTAGGTATAACAAAGCCATGTATTCTACCATCTTCTTCAACTGCTTTCACCCATGAATCAACCTGTGCTATACGTTTCTGTAACAAAAGAAACTCTGCAATGAGACTAGCTTCGTGTATGTGTGTAACTTCTGATAAAGTTTTTTCATCTACAATAGGCTGACCAGTAGGTGTAAATCTTTCTGGCTTCCAACCAAAGTCAATCAAGTATTCTCCAATCTGTTTACGACTGCCAAGATTAAAGTCAACTAACTTTCTACGCATGAAAGGATCTGTGTTACCAAACCACAAACAGTTATCGTACTCTTCATCAGACAATCCACGTTTGGATAACTGACCATCCTTCTTAACATAAGGTGTAACTACTTTATCATCTACCCATTTAGGTTTAAATGTATTGTGTACTTCATCTTCTATCTTTTGTTTTCTTTCTCTCAGATTAGCGAGCAATATCTCAGCAGAGTAACTATCAAACTTAAAACCGTTCTCTTCTTGCTCCTTCATTATCTTTGCAACACCATGTTCTAGTAATACACTTTCCTTAGAAAACTGTTTAGATTCTAAACGTAAGCTCTTGAATACTAGAGTATTTAATTGCACATCTCTGACACAATACTTCAACATTTCTGCAGAATAATTTTTGTACTCTTCAAAAGAAATCTTAGGATATTCTAACTTGTATCCCCAAGCTTCAAGACTATGACCACCTGCTCGGATAGGATTGAGAAGTCGTGACAACACTAAGGTATCTAATGCTTCGATATGAGACAGATCAGTACCTGTTAATTTTTTAACTACAGGAATATCAAAGCCAACAATATTGTGTCCTATTAATCTATCAGCAGTACTTAAAAATTTAACACCCTCATCAATCTGATTAGGTTTAAACTTAAAAATCTCTCCTGAGTTAGGATCTTGACACACTATACAATGTATCTTTGTTGCTTTAAGATCGTCTGTTTCTATATCAAATACTAAATCCATATTAAAATCCTTCGTTGTTTTCTACTTCTAAGTCTTCGTTAGATACTTCTTTAAGTCTACCTGTTTCGTTATCATATAATAAATGACAAGCCATACCAACATCACCTGTGTACCTAGACTTTAATACACGAACCTTAGTTGTCTGTGACTCTTGATGATCGTCTGACTGTTGGTTACGTTCAAGAGCTAATACACAATCACTAAGCTGTGCAATACTTTGACTACCTCTAAGGTGAGATAGGTTTACTTCGATACCGTTCTCATGTCCTTTGTTACCATCAATTCTGCGCAAGTGTGATACAAGAATAAGACCTGCACCTGTTTCTTCTACTATAGATCTAAGCTTAGTCATAATAGAATCAATGGTACGTCTTTCATCTCCTTCAGTAGATGCGCTGACAAGCATGTGCAAGTGATCTACTACTACCCATTTACAGCCACAACCTATGATCATAAACCTTATCTTAGAAAAGATTTCGTCTAGCTCGTTAGCTCCAAAATGAGCATGTACCCATACTCTATTCTTATTCTGTCCATCATATAGAATATCAAAGAGCTTATCTAATTCTTCTTTAGAATATCTTTCTCGTACCTGATCTATATATAACCTAGCGTTAGCTTCGATAGATAAGATACCATCAATAGTTCTGCGCCAGTCTTCTTCAAGTGCAATGATACCTACGTTATCTTTAGTCTGGTTAATTAGCCAATGTTCTATCTCTCTCGTAACACTAGACTTACCAAGACCTGTACCACCTGTAAGAGTAACAAGCTCACCTTGTCTCATGCCATACAGCTTCTTGTTAAGACCTTCGTATGGGTAAGGTACGCTCTCTTTCTTTTCTCTGTTGTGAAACTTCTCACGTTGTTCAGAGACATTGATAACTCCAGATGGAGTGTACGTTTTAGCAGACCACCAAGCTTCAGTAAACTGCTTGTGTTTGTTCTGCCGTAGCATATCGTTAGGATCTTTACACCCTGTAGGCAACGTCATAATACGAGCCTTGCTAGGCTTAAACAATCTAGCTACTTTAGTGCTTGCTTCTTTACCTGCTTTGTCATTATCAAATGCAATGATAATGTTTTCAAAGTCATCAAAGAACTCAAGGCTTTCTTTTATATCTCGTACTGCACCTGCCGCACCGCGCTTAATAGAAACTACAGCCCACTTACTGCCTAGTAATTCGTAAGCTGCCATTGCGTCACATTCGCCTTCGGTAATCGTTATATACTTACCGCTTTTAAATAACTGCTGTCCGAATAAACCTGTGTCACTATACGTTCCTTGTAGAAAGAAACCTTTATCATTTACGTTACGACATTTGGTTGCTGATAGCTCATGTCCGTTGTAGTAAGGATAGAAATGCTTAGTTACTCTGCCTTGTAAATCGTGTTGTGCTTTCACACCATATTTTTTTGCAGTCTCTAACTTTATCTTTCTATCTGTCAACGCAGAATAAGTACCTGCTATATCATTTACTTGTTGTTGTTGCTGAACAAGTGGTTTAATTTTATTTACTTCCATATCTTTTCCTTTGCTTGCATCATCATAGTTAGGCATGAACTCATCACAGCTAAAACATTTTGCTGATCTGTCTTTATTGATACCAACAGCATCACTGCTGTCACACAAAGGACAAGGTTGGTGTACCAAATCCCATTCTTTATTGTCAAACTCTGCCCTCATGCTTTGCTCCTTTTAAAAAAAAGAGAGGTGGATAAGTCACCAACCTATCTCTTATACTGTTGTCGTGTTACCTCTCGTCAAGTTTAGTTATTAGATTTTACTGCGTCTTCTCCTTCTACCAATTCTTCATCAGCTTCTCCTGTTGGTTTAGCATCTTCATTAACAATACTAATTATCCTACCTGAAAAAAAGTTAAGGCTTGCGTCTATCTCCTCCATGTCTAACGCAAGAGTTGCTTTTTTCTGATTCAATCTTTGTATCCTACCAAAGATACCTTGTGCTTCTTGAGGTAAATCCTCTACCGAAATCTGCACATCATCAATAGTAATAAAAGGTTTCTGTTCATCCATCTTAAAACTCCTCGTTATCCAAGTCACCGCCATCTTCATAGTCAACAAGCTCGTTAACCTTAACAGCGACTAACTCTCCAAACGTACCATAAGCTGTACTGTATGGTCTAACCTTTACAGTAATGTTAGAACCATTACCAATCAAACAATCTAAAGGATTACCATCAGCATCAATTAGCTTTGGAGCTTTGTTGGCGACACCATCTTTCTTACGTATCGCAGTCTTACTGAACATGAACGCAGGCTCATCATACTTAGCGTTGCCTGCTCTATCGGTAGACTGTTTAAGACCTGCTGCTTCTAAGTCAGCTGCTGTGTCTTCGTCAGTCAAGATAGTGACCATGTATTTATGTGGTTCAAAACGTGTGTTAGGTACAGACACGTTAGCCCACATTGCTTTTCCTGTTGCGTACATCATTTTTATTTTACCTCTTCGTTGCTATAAAAATTCGATCTGGTTTTATATTATCGTAAGACCAGAAACTTACTCGCTTAATCAGCGAACAAACAAGATAAAAAGGAAGGTGATACATGAGGGCTACATATCTTGTTCGTGATTTGAATTGTACATTATACACTAACACACCCTCAATGTCAATAACTTTATAAAGTATTATAAAAATAATAAAATAATTAATAATAATTAGTGTTCATATCTATAATAGTTATAAGATTATATCACAGTTCTGACCAGAAGTCAAATCTATTTTTATCTTTTCGTTGCCGTAAGTTTCGATACTCTCTTGGTTAGTATCTACACAAGGACAATCGGAATAATAATCATCTACTATTTGATTCAATATGTCTTCGTTCATTTCATTTCCTCTATTGCTTGTTGCATCATTGCGTATTCTTTCTCTAACTCTTCATGTTTCTTTTCAGTTTCACCATCTATTAACTTACCTACGTTGTCTAACGCTTTTGAAATACCTATCTCTTTACGTAACCCTGCAGGTACAGTTCGTTCTAGCTTACTTAATACCTGTTCAATTTGCAAGAGTGTTTCGTATCTATCCTGCATCTTGTGTCTCCCATTTATGATTTAAAACTTTATCAATGGACTCGTTGTGTCTGACTACTATCTTATCTGTATCAAACCAAAAAACCATATCTCTTGTGCTGCTGTCCATAGTTATACTGTCTAGTGTTCTACCATCTATCTCTTGTCCTACTTTGTCCTACTTTCATCTCTATCTCCAAGTTAATTTATAATCTTTATAAAAGAAAAACCCATGTGTTTCTTTACCATCTACCTCATAGTCAGCAGTAAACTGTATGCTCAGTAGCGTACCAACTTTAGCTTTGTGCCAAGTGGTATCATCTTCTGGGTATCTAACCATGACTGTCTTGCCTTTAGGTTTCTTCATGTTCTATCTCCTATTAAACTCTATCTCGCCTGTATCAACATCAGCATATATTAACTGTATCTTAATACCTAAGACTTGTTCAAGTTTCTTTTGATTTAATCTTAATATTCTGTTGATCTTAGTTCCATCAGTTCTTCTTGCCAATGCTTTAACATCTATCAATAGTATATCACCTTCTTCGTTAATAGCAACCATATCAATTATACCTTGACTTTGGTCTTCGTTAAAGACTTGATAACCTTTCTTTATTAGATAGTTATGTACGAGATTAACAGCTACCATTCCTCTACCATGTTTATCATAGCTCATGTTTCTTCCTCAAATTTTTCTTGTTCCTCAATAGATAAATGCATAGTTCTTTTTGCTTCCCAAATCTTGTTCCATTTTTTGTAATGTTTTCTATTACTTTTTTCCCCTTCTATATTATAGTGAGAACGTTTAAAAGGTTCAAAAAGTTTCTCTCCTTTTACATGACTTGTTAAAGTAAGTAAGTGTTGGAAACAGTTTCTCATTTTTCTAGAAGAATATCTTAATAATGTTTCCCATAGTTCAAGTACATGTACTCCCTGAAGTATAATAGTTCCCTCGTGGGTATCTAAACTTATCCAATCTTCATACCTATCTCCGTTTATACCTACCTCTATATTGAAAGAATCTCTTCCTTTTACTTCTATTATAGGTAGATACCTTTCATCCTCTAGTCTGCGTTCACAGCATTTACATTTACATCTAAAGGTGTGGAATTTTTTGTCGTGTTTACTTCTCCATTTACTGTTGTATACTCTTGTTACCATTATAACACCTCCGCTATTGACATATAATAATCATCTATTGCTTGCGCTTCATCAAGCTCTTCCTTCACCTTCACCCACCACTTAGGTTTGTCTCTACCTTTCTCCCACTTAGCGTAATGCTTTTCGTTAATACAATAATCTCTGTACGCTTTGATGGGGTTATCATTCTTGTATTCATCTGGCATAGCTTGTGCAACTGTTGTCATCTGACCACTTTTTATATTTTTAGGGAATTGCATTAAAGGTTTAGCCAACTTAATAATACTTGCATGTTCCTTACCATATCTGTAAGTGTACTCCATTCCTAGTGCTAAAAAATGAGCATATAACCATGAGTAATTTTCATTACATTCTCTAGCCCATATCGTACACGGATGATTCCAGTATGCTCGTTTGTAAAGTCCTACACTATCTGCATATTCATCTCCATCTAACTCTCTGTGTGCAGTACAGAGCATCTGTGCAGTTTCTAAGGGCATTTTCACTAGCATCTTATCTGGCTGTGCTTCTGCCGATTGTATAGGGCTATCATAAAAATAAAATATATTCATCTTACTCTCCAGTATATCCATAAAGAAACAACAAGCATAAGACACATTCCAAATGCAGTATACCCTATTGTCATTTGTAACTCAGCCTCTGCTATCAAGGTGTTTAAGTATAGCTCTTCTTCATTCATACTCCTCTTCCTCATCCTCTATTATAAATTCTTCATAGTCAAATTCTTTACGTTCGTCTTCGTTATCCCAACCTTTTTTATACAAGGCAATCTGTTCAGGTGTCATGCGATCTTCTTCAATACGAGGTGACTCACCTTTGCCAAAAGGA